GTTCTTCTAAACTGATCGAGCTCTAAGTCTACAGGGCAAATTTCTGCAGATTCTGATTTTAAAGCGCTTAAGCTGGATTTTACCAATGCTCCCATTGTATATATTTATACCGCGGTTAACTTAAGCGAACTGTTGATAGTGTATATCCTTCTGTATTTCCCACTGTAACCATACCAGCGTTAATACTTTTTTGTATTTCATCATTACCGAAGTTTCTTAACCCACCAGCTGCAATTGCAGCTGTTCGCCATATTCCCAAAAGAAGCAGTTCATTGTCATATGGTATAAAAATAGGACCACCGCTATCACCACTAGATAAACCTGATAAGCTTAAATTAAATGAAGAGAGAATAGGCGAGACGTTGGTAAGTCTATAATCTGGCATTCCTTGAGGTCCAAGATCTACTGTCACAGATCTGGATATACGGGTTAATAGTTCCCCCTGAAAGCCTCTAGAGACAGAAGTATGATTAATAATTCTTGGCGTACCTACACCAGCGTAGTGATCGCTGTCAAAAATAAAATTACCACCCTGTGTGATTACTGGGTATTTGTGAGAAATTACCTCATTATCAAATTGCGGGAGTTTATATAATTTGAGATTACCTGCTGCTCCAGTGGATGTTGTTGCGGTAGACATATCTCGGTTAAAACGCATTACTATTAAGTCGTCGCCAATATCAGTTGCATCTACAATAGTTGCAGAAATTGAATTCCCGGTTGTATGATCATAGAAAAATACAACGTCATTGGTTTCAGGATCGTTGTCAAAATGCGCTACGCTTATTCCATGTCTAGGGGAAATTAACGTAACATTATTATTATCATTAAACCCAGTTGCGTTGTAGCTAGTACCGGAAAAATTAATTACAGCTCTGTTAGCGTATCCCCAAAAATCAGTTGACCAGGTAGCTGATTCATCAGTCACGTTAGTAATAAATTTAAATTTATCCTCAGCACCAACCGGATCAGTAACTGCAGAAAGGAGAGATTGTGTTTCATTGATGCTTTGCAGTGATGTGTCTTCATATGAAGATAAATTTAGACTGCCCACAGAGTTATATTCAATATCTAGATCATCATGATTTTGAATTACAAAATTATCCTTTTTCGTTAAGTATGTAAATATTGAATTACTATCTTCATTATCGAGCATACTAACATTTAGCAAATCTAAATCTTCAACTGTTTGATGATATCCCTCTGTCCGGACGTTTAAAGGTATTGTAAACTTGGTTGTACTACCATTTATATACCCAACGTTTACCCGCATCGTGATCGATTTTTTAAGCGCAGTTTTTGAAGGGAAAAATATATGTTTAAAAGGGGTGTTAAAAAATACAGGCGATGCACCTTTTCTAATTTCAGGATAAATTGATTGCGTTTTATAATCACGAAATATGGTTATGTCAGGTTCTTCTAACCCGCTTTCGTCACCCCAGTTAATTGCTAGATAATCAGGAAAGATATTCGAATATACTTCTGATAAATCCAAGGATAGCTGGGTCAAATCAAACAGCTCGATAGTAGGTTCTGTATAAGTACCACCAGCGTCTGTTGAAGTAAGATATAAAGTATGAGTGTTCATAATATTATTGAGGCGGCTGACGGTGCAGAAGTAATAGATAATGTTGGGTCTCCAGAACTCAACGCAAACTCTAAAAAGCTTAAATCTTTTTCTGGGTACCCCCAGCCGGTTGTCTTTACAAAGTTAAATGTTTCCGACATGTCGTTAGCATCGTAATACCTCGTCTTAATAAATTTAACTCTGTCTTTATAATCGAAGATATAGGAATATAATCTCGGCGTCTTATTTTGATCCTTTAAAATAAAGCTTAAGTTAAACATCTCATTGTCACTACTGTATGTTAGTACCGGTTTACTCGACTCTAAAAATACAACATCATTGTTAACACTGTTTACATACGCATATTGATCTATTAAATTATCTGTATCTGTTGGATAAATTTGCTCAACATTATTTCTCACATAATTGTATTTGTATATCAACGGGTATACTCTAAAATCTTTAAAAGCTGCGCCGGTATTTACAACACCTTCTTTTACTAATTTAGCATAAAACACATCGTCACCTACTTTAAACCGATTACTAATTTTATCGAAATTATTCGTATTTGTTGATAGTGTGTTAGTAATCGATAACGGGTACTCAAAATCATTAGTTTTTATATTATAATCAATACTCTCTACTACAAGGAATGAACTAGTTTCAATAAACAAGGTATTATAAAACAAATCAAATTCTTTTACACACGTTGATAGCTCATTGCTAATGGTTGAAGAATATTTTGTTTCGAGGTATGGTAAAGCTTCCGTGAGTTCCTTAACATTGGGTAGATTAGAAGGTTTGTTTACATTCTTTATGTAAATCTTTCCGAAATTTTCTTTTTTAGTGAAAAAGCTTTCAGTAGCAGATAGCACATCAGTTACTATTGTTTTTCTTAACGTCTCATCATTGTAGTCATAGCTTTCAAATCCACGTGGTGTAAAATCAAAAGTTAAATCGTCTGTAAATAGCCCCCCTTCCATATCAGTTACTCCGTTGTCACCAGATAATCTAACGTTGTAAGTAAATGAACCGGATGACGCTGGGTGCGCGGTGTCACAAAGAGCTCTTACCACTGTTGAACCATCGTCATAATAAGAGATACCAGCTTCTAATAAATCATCAAAGTAAAACTTACCGGATGAATCGGAATACGAACTTAAGTTTGTACTAACAGCTTCATCGAGAATTTCATTATCAGAAAATTTAAAAAACGCACCTTCTTTAACAGTTGCTTCTATAGTACCAATTTGCTCAATGTCTACTTGAGAAAAATTTTGTATCGCCATTTGCGGTGTTCTTGGCGCGTAGTACCTAAAGAAAATATCGTAACCCGACGCGAGCTCTTGAACCGTACCTGCAGTAAAGAATTGAGTAAAAGAAGTTACACCTGACCGGAAGGTCTCTGGGTATTCAGTGGCGTTTGCTGTACTATAGTTAAAAGCATAACCTTCACCATATAGAGTATCAAAAAATTGATAACCATTAAGTATTAAACTCTTTACAACTTTAGTATCTTCAAGTTTAAAATTATTTCTGTAATAATTATTGTCTTTCAACAACCCATATGTATTACCGTTTAGATCTTTTTTACTATCGTATATATATCCCTGATTAAAGAGAAAAGATAAATCTGTATTAATATTTTTATCTGTAGGTATCTCAGAACTATACCCCATTAAAGATGTGCTGTTTTTATCCGTGTTAGGTTGATTAACAGCTATACCTTTACTTTGATTACTAATTGATCGTGAAGTATCAATAATAAAGGTAAAAATATCATCATTGTTTGTAAATAGATTTGGATCTGGAAAAATATAAAGCTGATTTGGTGGATATATATCTTTAGAAAAGAAACTTAATCTCTCACTTTCTATAGAAACAATACCTGCATTAGTGGGTTTAAAAAAGCCCTGATCTCTTACACTTTTTATGTCGTTTGAAAAAACCGAAGCTACCGAAGGGTAGTTTGTGTTAAGGAAATTTGCATACGGGGCTTCCGCTTCAAACAGTTTACCCACTTCAAATGAACCGACACTATTAGAAGAAAGATAGTAATAATCAGCGCCTATAAATTTTTCAGTCTGCTTTCTCTTGTTATCAAATACCTCATCAACTTCTTTTAATTCTCTTATGGTATCACTTATTCCAGCAAATATTTCTTCAACTAGAACAGCGTCATTAGTTAAAAATATATTACTATCTGGTAATCCTGCAGGGTCATATTCTATAAAATTTCTACCATATACTTTATCATCCGGATCTGCGTTAAAGTATTGTGTATATTGGTCAACATATTCTGTTAACGAGATAGTAACATCTTTTTTAATAGTATCGATGTTATAGTCCATTGCTGCAGTGCTCCGGTTAGCTAGAAAATCGACTATAAGCTCATATGCATTTTGTTGAAATCCAAAATTACTACCTTTAAGCTTTGCTCTTGTTGTTGAAAAATGTAATTTATCTCTTTTAACTTGATAATATGAAATAATACTTCTTATTTTTTTACTATAAAAAGCGACAGCTATTTGTAAGTCATACTTATCACCAAAATCGATCTGCGAGAGAAACTTCTGCTCCGCGTGTGTAGAATAATTTAAGGTTATATCTCTTAAAAATTCTCTATATCTTTCTGTAATAATTTCGGCGTCGGTCGCAGTCTTTGTCGTAAGTTTTCTATTGTATCTTCTAATGTATTCGTTATAGAAATTCTGTAGATCGCTTGGCTCGTATGTCTCACGGACATCTCTAATAAATTCAAGGAAAGTAAACGGTCTATTCCTATCCAGAGCGTTTTCTCTCCTGACGTTTGGGTTAGTTATAGATTTATTAACCTCAGGATAACCTTGAATTATTTCGTCCATTAAACATATTTATCCTTCGAATAGAGATAGACTACTAAATAATGAATCTCTTATCATTATATCAAAGATATTGTTATCACCCTCTAGTCCAGTCAGACCTGTGTTGAATGTCAATTCTTTAGCGCCTCTACTGTGAGTAGGTTCGCCAGCAGCGCCTGTATAAAAGGATGTATCCATTATACCAGTCTGGGGGTTATTCCAATCTATTATACCATTTTGAACAGTATTCTCACCACCACAAATATATGTGTAAAATGTATAGTAACTTTCAATGTCGGAAGCTGAAGTTTCTTTTGTTAATACATCTTCCGGAAGCACTAACGGCCAACCCCAGTTATCACTGTATGTGCTTAAGGAATAAGTAACTATTTCCATGTTACCCATACCTTTAAATCCAAACGGGAATGCCCCAGGTATAATAGTAGTTGTAGTAGCTGTCGAGCCAGACAAGCTTAAAGGTTGATAAGAATTTAACTGCGTGTAATCACCGCTAAATTTTTCATAGGCGACGATATCTTCACCACCTGTCATAATGTGAGTCAAGAACGATATTTCGTCTCCTAAATTTGATCCGTAGATTTCTTTGGTCGTTCTATTTCTTGTATCAAAATTTTGACTGAATTGATTTTGATACCCTCTAAATTTATTAAACTGAACGCTAAATAGATTAATCAAACGCTTTATGCTTGCCGGGTAGTTACTATGATAAATTAAGGTTTCGTTATCTACCAGTTTGCTTAACCCATCTAAAGCTGTAATGTTACAAACATCTACATCAGATGTATTTTGAACAAAGTTAATTATGCTTTCGTATAATTTTTTACCAAGAGCAGCGTTGCTACTACTTATACCACCAAAAATAGATCCAATGTAATCGGTAAAGAATACTTCGTCATCAAGCAACACTTCCTGGAATCTTAGATCCTTTATCATTTGCTCAAAATCAAAATCCTCATTTACTTTATAGAGATCGTAGTAATTTTTAGGATATAAACTAAAACTTGACCCACCTGTTAAAAAGTATTCTGTACTAGTGCGTGTATCTAAGTAAATATTTCTAGCGCTTAGTGTCACGTTCATAACTACTGCACTAACGTTAGAAAATAAACTATCATTATAATTTAACACTAATCTATTCCAGAAATCTGTACCAATAGATGATAGAGTATCGCTTATACTACTGATAGAATAATAATCTGTATCCACCTTAGTCCCGGCATTACATCCGCCGACAGCACCTGGTAAAAGCTTCGATCCATCACATATTAGCTCCACTCCACAATTCGGATTATAATCCGAAGCTGATGGCTCTGGAGAATATGTCCCGGCTGACAGTGACTTCATAGTGAACTGATTTTGATTTTTTGGCTTTAGTATAAACGGGATATCAGTATTCTTATACTGCACCGGGCTAAGTTCAAATGAGTTAATTTCATCTCCTTCGTTATCTAGTCCGTTTGAGGTTATCGAAATGTGCCCCGCAGACGGGTGCTGAATGTAAGTCATCCCGACAATAGTGGAGAGACTAACCATAAAATTATTCGAATAATTGTGGTTACCGTATGTAAACGTCCCTCTTGAATATATATTTTTTCTATCTTTATAAAAGCTTAAAAATATAGGCCGAAGCTGGTTGGTAAGATTTGAAGCATCTTGTTGTTCGGTTTTAAAGTATATTATTTGTGTACCTGATGTACCAGCTACCACGGATGACGGTGAAGATGTAGAAGAAGTTACTAACTCATCACCGCTAAGCCTGACATATAGGTTTTGTGAAGATAGTGAGACTTTAGTTATTTCATTATATTCAAATCCTGTTAAATTAGGTAAAAATTGTTTTTTATAGAAAGAGAAATAGTTCTGAAGATGATTCCACTTGTTGTTATCCAAATTAAAATAATTCGGGCAATCTGTACCTGATACGGTAAAGTATATGTCTTGAAAATCCTGATAAAACGGGGATTGAGAATTAACTGTTAAGGGTGTTGAAAACTCTCCAGCAGATAGCATTAAATGGTACCCAGGGTCAAGATCTAGACACGTAACAGTAAATGTGTTAGTAATATAATCTTCTATTTCAATATCTTTAGTTTGTGTTGCTAGTATCGCATTGTTGTTGCAATCTCGCAATACCATTCTAACTGTGTATAACCCGGGTAAATGGAAAGTGTGACCAGCACTTAACACATTGTTTCCATTTTCTTTATATATAGAAGTAGCTTCTTCAATTGATCCGTCACCGTAGTCAAATGTAACTTCAGTATTGTTTAACGATAGTGAATTATCGTCTGTTTGCGTTGGTACATTAGCGAAAAATGATAACGGAGTAATAGGTAGATTGTAAGAAGAGAGCACGTGATGCCCTTTATAATCTATGACGCTAATAGTAGCAAAATTTGTCCTTATGTTACTCATCAATAACAGTTATGTTATTACCTACAGTTTGGGTGTTGTATAGATAAGGAAACTTAAAATACGGTAGAGCTATATCCTGGTTAACCAAATCTATATCACTTTCTGGGTATTGTGGATTAAATGATAAAAATGACAACCCGTTAAATACTGATCCGTCAATTTCATTTTTTGTAAAAATTCTCTTAACACCCGTTATTGTTAATATCTCACCAGCCATCTCTGCAACGTTTATTGTTTGACCTAGTTCGTTATTTTTTGGTAAAAAGTATTTTCTAATAATAGCTGCAGCCTTAGCAACAAGAGTGGATTTACTAATTTTATTGTTGGTTTCCCTAACTAAATATAATTTAGTATTATTAATAACATTCACATCTAGATTTGGATTATTACTCATTCCTAGTCCAAAAGCCATGTAAATTGGATCCCGTGGAATAACATCATTAGAAACCATTTTTCTATCCTGTGTTGTTGAAACTAATAAGTTTTTCAATGATACACTCAAAAACGGTGGGTATGCTTTATCTTCAGTTATAGTAAAGTTTGGCGTTATAAAAACATTAACGTTATTAAAATCGCACGCGTCGGCAAAATTTACTTGGTTTATAAGGACGCGGTTTACTTTATTAGGGTCTACACAAATGTCATAGAAATATTGAATATACCCGTTAAGATATTCATCGTTATTTACAACCTTAACACTATTAACAATATTAGCTAAATTTTTCTTTATAAAGAATTCATAATCTTCACCGGTGACTAATCTAAGCTGCGAAGAAAACAGTTTCGAAGCGTTTTGCCTTATATCTTCGACCGTCTCTTCATCTGTGAGGGTAGATGAGTTAACAGGGTTATTAATAGTTAGATTAGATCCGTTTGACGTATCGATAAATGTTGTTTCTTCTTGGTTGGTGTATGTGTCAACAAATATTTGCCTTTGTCTCGGCGAATCGTAAACAAATATTTTATTTCCATTTATTCTATTTTTACTAATAATTCCTTTTTCGTTGTCTGATAAAATATAATTAACCGAAACAATATCATCTCTTTCTAATTTTTTTCCAAAAGAACCATCACCAAATTTTATTTCGTAGAATCCATTTTCATTTAACCGCCTTTCATATACTCTATCAACAGCACTTGTTAAATATAAACTATCAACTTCAGCATACTCGTAATATTTATCAGTAGCTGCTTCTTTAACATACACGCTAACAGTAT